TCTTCTAAACCACCCTTATCTTGATACCTACAAACGTACTTAACTACATTACCTTGGAAATAATCTAGTTTGTTAGCAGCAATAAAATCCCAAACTTGAATAGGTAGTTTTCTATAGTGATCTCCACCCCATTGAAAGTTGCTAACACCCTTAACAATCTTATTCATTTTATCCTCCGTATTTATTCTTTAAATAATTAAGTGATACAGGTAGTTCATCAAAGCTACCATTCTCTACTTCGTTTAACATCCAAATACCTTTCCAAGAACTGTTACCTTGATTACCTAAGTATCCTTCATCATGCTGTGTGTACATACCAGCAAACAACCCTGTAAGTCTAGCGTTGTCTGCTCGTTTACCATATGCTATATCCCTGTCCTGCACATGACCCATCACACAACTCATCATCTTCTTAGTGAGCATAGCTCTAGCACTCGTTACAGGCCTACCCATAATACCAGTAGTAAAGTAATGACTGAAAGCTACACCTTCTATTATAACGGGTTGTAAAAAGTCAGCTACTTCCCAATCATCTAAATTAAGATCGTGGTAACCTATAGTATCTTCTAGCATAGCGTTATCTTCTATGGCTCTTTCAATCCTATGTTCGTGATTGCCAATAGTAAATACCATTCTAGGTTTCCACTGCTTCTTCTTATTTACCTTTAGTCTTTCACGCTCTGTTTTTATAGGCTGTAAAAACAAGTCCATAGCTAAATTACCTGCATCTATGTCCTTCTTGTATCTCCTACCTTCAAAAGATGCTTTGCCCTTGTCATAAGAGCATAGGCTTTCCATATCCCACCAATCGCCTATCATTACAATGACATCTGGTTTCTTAGATGCTATGTACCTACCTGCATACAGCAGGTGGTCTATTTTTACATCAGGCTTAACCTGAGTATCAGGTACTACGCATATTTTCATAATGACTCCTTTAACAACTTTATTTTGTTTGCGTATCGTTGTTTAGCACGTTCAGTTTTTAACTTGCCCATGCTTCGTTTGAGTTTACGGATTTGTTTTTCGGTATCAGTTCTATGATTGGGGTGAAAAGGAAGGTGGTCGTAGTCTTTATCCCAATGGTTTATAACAGCTTGTAAAAATAGTGCCGGGTTATGTCCTGATCTTTTAGCCCAATGTTTAATTCTACCTTCAATTGAGTTACAGTTTCTGTGAAGCACAGCTCTAACTCTTCCTGAGTCATGGCAGTGGTCAAGTGCATCTTGACCTTTGTAAATTTTTTTAGTGCAAAGGGCGCACTTACCATTTTGTTCTAATAATAACTTTTTTCGATAACCTCGTACTTCTTTAGGTTTCAGTCGCATAAGTTTCACTTAATGGTTTTCTTAATATCCACAACAACTTACAATTTAAAATAAAATTTGTTTCAGTTCTATCTCTTTTAAGGTATTCATTTAAACAAAATTCTTTGCAATCCTTAATTGGTACATCAGCTAATAATTTTATAGCAGTTTTGCATCCAACTCCTTTAAGGCCAATAATATTATCAACTGAATCCCCAGTAAGAACTTGTTGCCAAAAAAATCTTAACCCTTGTTCAGATGAAACTTGATACACTAATTCTTTATTCCAATTGTAATGGTTTCCGGGGATCATATCTAAATCTTTATCTGTAGTGCAAATAATTGTTTTTCTTGGATCTTGACACTGAGCAATACCTAAAGCATCATCAGCTTCTATATCAGTACAAAGTTGAGCATTGTATTTACTAATTAAATACTTTTGAATTTCAGGTATTAGTACTGGTTTAGGAACATCTGCTCGATTGGCTTTATAAATTGGTGATAGTTTAAAACGAAAACATTCGCCTTGAGTAAGGTACACAGAATAACTAGTAGCACCGGAGGCTTTAACTATACCGTCAATCATTACTTTGACTGAATGTAAGCAATTAGCTATTGGGTCGACATCAACCCTTGAATGAGTTAATCCTGTTTCTTCTAGTACAGCTTTCTTGGATCTTAACTCAGGATAGTGTTGTGTTTCTTCAGTTTCTAATGAAAAAACTTCCATACCAGCAAGAGATTTACGAACAAAAAACTCTTGCTTGCCGTCAGTGTAAACATCACGTTGGCAAGCAAAAGCTATAGCGTACTTTGGTATATCTCCATCAATTAAGGCATGCATTAGAATGGTACAGCATCATCAAAAATTTCTTCTCTTTCAGGTTCAACCGGAGCTTCTTCCATAGGCTTAACACTTATGCGATTAGTAATAAACCATGCCGGTAAACCAAATGTAGCTACTTGTGCAGGGTTGTTTTCATCTTCAACATCACCGGTACAGCCGTCAGTAATTAAACCTTCTGCTACAGCTGCTTTGTACTTACTAGGGATAGGTGATACAGAAGCAATGTTATCATAAGTCCTATCAGAGTTTTCTCCTTTACCTTTAACGTGTACTACTGTCACATTACAAGGTTCGTTTATTACTGAGTCCCAATCAGCTATTACACCTTCTGTTGCTGAGGTATCAAAGACTTTATAAAATTGTAATTCTTTACCTTTCTCAGTCATTTGGTGAAAGATATTAAAAGCACTAGTCCACAACAATCGTGGTTTAGTCTCTCCATCAATTTCTATTGTTTCACCAACAATTTCAATACCTAAAGCAAGTTTTTGCACGTTAGGCTTAACCTCACCTTTGTATTCATTAGTGTGTAAACCCAAGTCAGCAACGTAACGCAACCGACCTTCATGTTCACCAGCATCTAAATTAGGTATTGGTTCAAGATCGTTCTTTTTACTTACTTCACCAGTTCTTTTAATAGCCATAATATTTTCCTTTAGTTGTATTTTGGAACTGTATCATTATTAATACAGCAGGTCAAATTAGTGGATTTCAGAATAATTATTTCCATATTCCACGTCTATATCTAAGTCTCTATTAAGACCCAGTTCTAGATTTACTTGTTGTACGCATTCTTTAAGATATTTAGTAACACCTTTCCTGTACCCTTTAGGTATCTCAATAATAATTTCATCGTGAAACTGTGCTATTAGTTTTACATCTTTTTTAAGAATTTCTTGCAACCACTTGTCAAAACAATACGTGGCCATACCTTGATTAAGAGTACTAAAAACATCTTTAGAGTTCCTAAGCACATACCAAAATTTAGAAATTGGGTTCAACAACCAAGTCATGCCGTTAACTTGTTTAGTAATTTGGTCTTCTTCAATAGCTTTTAAACTCCAGTTACGAGACCAATAAGCATCCTTAAGAATTTTACCTTCTGACAAAGAAACCCCAGCACCTCTAGCTATAGTTTCTGCACCAGCTTTGTAAGTACTAGCATAATTAGTAGTCTTACCTTTAAACCTCTGGGCTGATAGATATTCTTTAGTATCTTTACTAAAATCCCCTTGTTTGTAAGCATCGGATTGATCTTGTGTTAAAAAACCAGCCTCAACGGCAATGTCTAAATGTGGATCATACCCCGGAACATTCATCTGGGCCACGTAATCCGGATCAAATGGCATCATTAGAGATTGCTTAGTTCGATCTTCAAGGGATTGCATGTCTGAACCACATATTTCGTTGCCTTCCGTAGCTGTAAGTAACGACCTTATTTGTAAACCATATTTTTTACGAGAGCTAGGAAGATTAACGCAAACTTGATGTTTAAAACGAAGGGTATTTGTAAACCCCTGTACGGCAGCTACAACAAACCCATCTACTTCAGCTTTAAGTAACCCGGATACTAATGCTTTACGGTGACTAGTTATACCTAGGTCTTCTAAATGGCTAAGTTCAGGGTGTTCTTTAACTAATTTAATTACACTGTTGCATAATTCATCATCTTTTTTTATTTGAGGTACTGCTCTTTTCTTTGAATAACCGCGTTCATCTTCACCATCATCAACATATTTAAACGTAATAGGTTTCCACCCTAAACTGTGTAACCAATTCTTAATTTGAATAGGACTAGTAGCTTTTGGTGAGCTGTAACCGTTTTCTATTTTGTGTTCTTTTTCGCTGTTAAAATCAATATTAAACTCAGTACAAATTGCATCCCATTTTTTACCTGTAGATGAAAGGGTTCCATCAGTCTTAAAAGGTTTTTTAGGTCTAGTAACTTTACGAAATACTGGTACATCTGGCATTGCTTTTTGAAGTAATGTTAAAGCTTCTTGTTGCTTTTCAGTCAACTCAGAAAGTAATGCCTCAGCACCCGGCACATCTAACTTCCACTTATTACGCTCTTGTAAGGCCGCGCAATGCATCTTAAAACTAAGGTAGTCTACCAAAGGCCAGTATGCTTCTTCTCCGTATAACTCCGTCAAAAAGGCTGTTATACGTTCCCAGAGCATAGTATTAATTTTAACGTCCTCTGTGCAGCGGTGAAGGTACACTGAAACAGATGCAGATTTCCAGTCCAGAACTTTTGGTTTAGGTATACCAAACTCAACACCTAAAGATTCTAAACCATGTCTGTTTCTATTCGGATATAAATACCAACTAAGTGCTAAAGTATCTACAATTTTAGCTTTTATTTTTATATTAAGTATGTTTTGCAAAGCTATTAAA